TTTAGGAGTTATTTTTTCATTTTTCGTTTTGAAAAAAATAAGCAGTAATTCCTCTTAAATCGTTCTATTTTGCGTGTTTTGGTCTGTTCCTTGTCATTATCCTAGAAATTATCTAAAATGCAATACAAGCCAATCTGTGAGCTTACAGGGGTATTATATAGCAAGGGGTATCTAATCATCAACCAAACAAAAAACCACTCTTGATTGAGTGGCATGTAATTGAAGAGTTATGACCTCACTTTCTATTTTAATAAATAATTTTGTTCGTTTATAGTTTTAATAGCTTCCTTAACTTGTTCAGGTTTCCCAGTTATAACTAATTTTATCGTATCTTTGTTTTCAGCGTGTTTCTTTCCTGATTTGAATAAGAACCAACTGTACAAAATTAATGATACAATATAAACAATATAAACCATTTACACCTCTTTCATATCTTCGTCAATTTCATCTAATTTTTTGTGCATTTCGTCATATTCTTCTTCGCTTAGTTTACCCTCCTCTAGTAAATCGCTCAAATCTTCGTTGATTGCTTTACGTCCCTCAATTCGTTCAGATTTTGATAACATACTATTTACAAAAGTATAAAGCACTAACATGTCTTTTTCTCGTCTTTGTAATTCCATTTTTTTACACCTCTTTCATATCTTCGATTGTTTCTTCAACTGTTTTATGCAAATCGTAGTAAAACACTCCTGTGTAATGTTCATCTTCTTCCTTGGTCCAAGTTTTATAATTTGTTTCGTCCATGATTTCATTAACCATTTCAGAATGTTCGTTTAAGTTGGTAACAAGAATTTCAAGAGCTTTTCTTGAGGCTTTATGAAATTTTGATGTAAACTCGTACGCTTTAGCGATTTCTTGAAGCATACTAAACAAGTCCATGTATTGAGCTTTAGCATAAGCAGGAACTTGGCTTTCATCTGTTGGAAAGTGTTCATCAACTTTTTCATCATGTAGTTTCAAAGTGTCGTTAAGCAATTCAATTTGGTTTTTAAGTTTCATTTTTTAGTTCCTCTTTCTTTCTTACGCTTGCATTCCTGTTAATTTGTTCAAGTATTTTGTTTTTCGGTCGATGTGGTACTCTAAATTGTTCCCCCATCGTGTTTGAAGTGAAAGTTTTAGACATTCAATGATGTAACTTTTAAGCGTTCCGTTTGTGTTTACATCATCTAAAGTGTAGAAGTATTTTCCTTGTGTTCCCTCACTTGCGTTGTATTCATTAAGTTCAAAGATTTCATTTTCAGCAAATGCTTCAAGTTCTTCTTTTTTTAAGCTATTAAAACCGCTAGAGAATCGGATAAAATTCAATGTATTTTCATTAATCATAGTAGTTACCTCTTAATTTTACAATATTTGTGTTGTCTGTGATTGTATTAGCATAAATATAATGCTCATCGCTCAAGAGTTGTACTGCCCTATATAAGCTATTTTCTGTTTCTTCGGTACAAATTACCATAAGTTCTACTTCAAGCGTTCTAAACGACTGATAAATGCTTGCATTGTTGCTTACTTGACTAACAATAGGGTGTATTTCAGCAAACATCACGCCAGTTGGTTCTCTTTCATAGTCCAAACTAACGGTAAAACCTAACTCTTCAAGAAACTCTTTGATGTCTAGTTTTTTATTTTGTAAGTTAATCATTTCGTTCCCCTTTGTAAGTATCTAACAACCATTTAACACGATTAGAGAACCAGTCTTTGCGTCCTTTGCTACTAAAGTATTCAATATTTTGGACATTTTGGTTTTTAATGAAGTTGTAAAGTGCTTCTTCATCAAAGCAAATTGTACCACTATAAAAGATAAAATCAAGACTTCAACAATTTTATCAGCTAGATTTGCTTTTTCAGCGAACTTTTCAGCCTTACGAACCTTAGGGCTATTGGCTTCGGTACTACGAACCAAACGCAAGAAATAAGACTGTTCAGCTAGCATGTTTAACTTTCCTAGCGTGTTAATAATAATCATGTCAGCAACTTCACGGTTAATTACTTCGTCTTTTTCAAAGTTTAGACCGTATTTTTTGTTTGTGTTACGTTGGTAATTGTTGATGTGTTGTTTTACCTCTAGCATGTCATGGATAAGTTCCAAAGTGATAATTGGTGCATTTTTTAAAAAAGTGAGTTTTTCTTTGCTGATTTTCATAGTTTGTATGTATTCCTTTCAATTAATTCCATTAAGTTAGTAAAATCAACGGCAAACAGAGGGGGAACAAGTTCTCTCACAAGTTCCTTTGCTTCCTCTACTCGTCCTTGTAGACTTAGTTTGTCTACTTCATCTAGTATCATTTCATAGTCATATCCCATTCCTGAACTCCTTTAGAATGGTAATTGTTCATCAGGGATATCAACAGGAGTATTACCACCGAACAAGTCAACCGTATTTGGAGCCATTCCACCATGTGGGTCGTCATATACGCTTCCACCGTTATCACGGTTTAGGTTAAATTCTGGTGTAACTTTAGCAAATGAAGCGTTGTAGTAAGTTTTATCCCCTTTTGTTTCTGATTTAATTTGGTCAATAAACACAGTTACGATATCGCCATAATTTACGCTATCAGGAAGCCAAATACCTCCGATATAATGCTCAAATGGATATGCTTTAAATGACAGAACTTTTTTAGTTCCTTTTGCAGTTTCAACTTCTTTTGTGTTAATTTCGTTTACTTTCAAAGTTTCAATAATTTTCATTTTTTTGTTTCCCTCTCTTTATTTGATAGTTTAATTATAACGTGTTTATTTTCTTTTGTCAAGTATTAAGCATTCATGTTTACTTTTCCTTGTTTGCAAAGTTCGTTTGCACGGTCGCTTGACATCTCTTTATTTGCTACCATTTTTTTCAAGTCGCTTAGTTTGTATTGATAACTTGCTTTAGGTACTGCTTTAGGACGTTGTGCATTGTTTTGTCCTTTATTTGTACTATCTGCGTCTTTTATATCATCTAACTTCAACGCTTGACCGTAAGCATATTTACTTGCGTATGATTGACTAGCCCCAGTCGCTTGTGCTTTATCCATGCCTTTCTTGTTGACGTCAATGACTGCCCAACCGTCGCCACTTGTGACGTCGTTAGGGTTTTCAGGGTCAAAAATCTCAACATGGACATGTAACATCAGTTCGTTGTTCATTTCTAACATTTCAGTCCCTGCGACTTCCATTAGTCCATACTTTAATAACAAAGGTTTCAAAGCCGTTTGAATATCTTCGTTGTTTCTGAAATTATACTTTCCGTAGCTATTGTATTGGCTTTTTGGCACTTCAATTTCATTGATTAGTTTTAGAATTTTGCTTTCCATTATAGGCTCACTCCTTTATTTACATGTTTTTTATACATTTTCCACAACCATTTAAAGAACCCTCTGATGTATCTACCAAGTTCTTCTGCGACATTTTCAACGGCTTTAAATGCAAGCCAAATAAATAGAATTGTTAAAAGTAAAGTCAACATTTTTATTCCTCCTTAACTGTATAACTAATTATAACGTGTTTGCTTTCTTTTGTCAATTACTAAGCTATTAAAGTTCTGTTTCACTTGTTTTACATTTTTGACAATCACAATGATGTGAAGCCATTTCATTAATTAAAGTGATGTCGCCCTCATTGTCTAGTAATACAGTATCAACGCTTAGAAATTCACTTGGAAATTCAATAAATACGTCCCCTGTTTTATCTTCTACTCGTTCAAGTTTTTCGATTAGTTGTTTAATTGTTAATGCCATTATTTAATACCTCCAATGTATTCATGTATTTGTTTTAATTGTTCTTTGCTATCTTTTTGCGTGTATTTTCCTTTTCTACCTGTCTTTGTTTTCTTTTCAGGAGGTGGAAAACCTTTCGCATTGAAATACTGTCTAGCGTACTCAAAGAATGTGAGTGCATTAGTGTAATTATGTTCCCCTAGCATTTTATGATATTCTAAGCTAGTTTTACGCCACTTATCGAAGTCGTTCCAGTTCAGAATCAAAATAATTTACCTCTTTAATAAACCAACCGTTTAAAGGCTTGTCTTTATTCAGCCATAATTTTAAATAACTTTCTGTAACACCGAAGTGTTTCGCCATATCCTCAAAAGTTTTAAACCATAAGAACTTGTGACGATTTAAAGCACAATATTTATACACGTTTCGCTTCCTCTCTTTTTCTAATTTCTTCTAGTTCTGCTTTTCTACCTTTGAACTCTTCAAAGATTGATTTTTGAAGTGCTACCCAGTTTTCAGCTTCCACTTGTTTAAAACCCATTTTGACAGCCATGTTAATATAATCGTTATATTTGCCCATGTCTTTTTCAAACGATTCATTTGGCTTCTTTCCTGCCCTTACAGAATACTTTAAAGCGTTTGTTAAAGCGAAGCCTTGTCCAATTGTGAAGTTATATTGCCAAAATTTTAAGTCCCATTCAGAACCCCAAACTAGAAACTCTTCTAATTGAATGCCGTATTTATTTGCATAATAATCTTTAGCCATTATCTTTTAACCTCCAAAATTTTCTTTCCGTTTTCATCAAATACAAGTGCTATTGCAATCGTTGTTGTTTCTTCCATATCTTCTCTAATACATTCTACTGCGGTTCTTACTTTTCTAACTTCATAAGTCCAACTATCTGAACCGTCCTCTAAAATGTAAATCACTTTAATCATTTTTTGTTCCCTCTCTTAACTTGATGACTTAATTATATCGAATTCTTTTAGCTATGTCAATTACAATTATATTTCATTTCAATATAATCTTTGTAACATTCTCTCTGAACAGAACAATTTTTTAGCATTGCATTGTTTGCCACAGGTTTTACACGTTCCACCCTCTGCGATGAAATGAACGTTTTGTACTCCCCATTCATCACACCAAAATTCTAGCGTGTTGTTTGCCTGTTGTTCTTCCATACCTAGGACATCAACCATATATTTAAAGCATAGGGACAACTTAGATTCAAACTTGCTTAGATGTTCTTGCATGAAGTCGTATACTTCTGTTACATCAGCTTTTGACTTTCTAAACTCTTCTAACTGTTCTAGGTCTGTTAATCGTGGCGGATACTCTCTTTTAGTTCCGTCATCATAATAATAAACCACTTTTTCAATCGCCATTATTTGATACCTCTCTCTTTGATTTTGTTTGCTACTACTTTGTAGTACATTCTTGTTTCATTGATAAACGTGTCATCTACTTTACTTTCTTTTTGTCGTTTCCCTTTTTGTTCTAGTTCATTTAAAAGTTTTACAAGAGCTTTGGCACTAAAACGTTCGATGAAGCATTCAATTTCTTGTTTCTTATCAGTTTTAACGCCTTTTAAACGCTCATAGAGAACGATTAAGACATCAAGCATAGAAATATCTTCAATTTGTTTATAATAGCTATAAACGCTATTTAAAAGCCCTAGAAGCATTTCTTTTTCAACTGCTTTGATTGGTTCTTTTTGTTGAAGTCTTACAACGATTTTGTTAAGTGTTTCAAGTGCAATTTTCATTTGTTTAGTTCCTTTTCTAGTTTATTTAATTCTAACATATTTCTTTTGAAAAATCTACTACTTTGTTCAGCTTTTTTAATTTCGCCACAATCTAGATAGCGTTTAATTCTTTCAGCGTCACGAACCATGAACTCAAAACGATTTCTAGCCCAACGTTCTTTGTTTTCTCTTTCTAGTTTATCCATTCGGTAACCTCTCTTAACTTGATGACTTAATTGTACAAAAGAAAAACCGCAATGTCAAAGACAAAGCGATTAATCGTTAATTTCTTTTACTTTTCCCTTTTGTTGCAATACTGTTAAAAGGCTTTCTACTTCGTTTTTGGTTTCCTCGTATTCTTCCCCCTCTTTTTGTTCCTCCTCTAATATCTCTTTAGGTTTGTTTCCTGTGGGGTCTATGATTTGAAATTGTTCCCCTACGTAGCCTAGACAGACCTCTTTGTCATAAGCGTAGTTACGAGCTTCAACAGTCAAGATTGAATACTTGCTATTCTTTCCCATTTTAGGGCTTAGACATAAACAGAATTCAAACCATGCACCAATTGCCGAACTACCTAAGGCGTGCGTGCTTCTAACTCTAAAACTCTTTTCCTCTAAAGATTGGTTGTTCGTGTCCTTTCGAGCATGTGCAATCAATAAAAATGTTACATCATTTAAAAGCAATTTCAATCGTGTTATGTTATTCAGCACGTCATTCATACTTGACATATCATTGAGCGTATTGCGGTCTGTCAGCATGTCTTTTAAATTATCCAAAATAACAAACTTGATATTATTTTCTTTGATGAACTTATAAAGTCCATTCATGTGATTTGTGTTATCTAGCTTAAAAATTCCCCCAGTAATGAAATGCAAATTATCAGGAACATCACTATAAGCCTTTAATCGTTGATGTAAAACAAAGTCAGTATCTTCATTGTCAATTATAAGCACGTTCGCTTTTTTAGTTTTAAAATAGCCAAAGGGGACACCTTTAGCTACGCTTAAAGCCATTTGCAACGTGGTAGAACTTTTAAAAGACTTCTGTGGTGCAATGGTTAGACCTGCCTGTCCTCGTGGTATTAAGTGTTCTATCAGCCATTCATTACCACCTTTAAAATCTTCTTTTTCTTGTAACTCCTTAGCAGTTATAACACGTTTAAACAAGTCCTGCATTTTAATCAACCCCTTTTACTTTATAGTCAATGAAAATGATATTTTTATCACGTAAGGGTGTAAAATAAGTTTTAAATTCATAGTCAGGGTAAATATTTTTTAATCTAACTAGCCAATACTTAGCACGTTTGACTTGCCATTTAAAGTTCTTTGCTTTCTTGATATCTTTGTTAATTGCTTTGATGTCGTCTTTTATTGTCATTTGAAAAACCTCCATAGTGTAATAATAAGACCGATTATAAGTAAAAAATCAACTATAAAAATAAATAATAAAATTATATTGACAAAAGTTGCCAAAACCGTCAATCTTTATATCCCCCTTTTATTAAGTCAACTAAACCTAAGATAAAGTTACCTAGGCAACATAAGAACCAAACAACGAAAAGAGAATGGTCCACGCTTGCAACAATTCCAAACATAGCTGACATTATCCAATAAACAATAAACATATTTAAACCTCTTTCTTTTTATCTATGCTTTAATTATAGCCGAAGTTATATTACAATTCAAGCTATCAAATATTTCTTTTTAGTTACTTTATTTTAGACAATAATTGCCCTTGCCTTTTTGGTTAAGCCCCTAGCCCCTAACGTGTCTTGTTATCCCAGCAACCTAAAGAACAAGTAAACAAATTTCATTCTTGTTATGTAATAGGTCTGTCAGACTTCCAAGCGTCACGGAGTGTTTTAGTTCACGACACTCATGGAACTCACAAGATTTCATTTAATGCTAACCTCTAGCCTTTTTGTATGTTATTTCAATTTTCAATTAGTCGTCCTTTTTAGCAACCATAGACAACTCAAGGCAAATCTTGCAAAGACTTTCGATAATTACTAGCCTATTCGGTCTAGTGTTTTCTACTCCTAAACTGTCAACAAGTCATCAGCTAACAGTCGTTAAATTTTTGATATATTTATTATAGCATACGATTTTTCAAAATCAAGTAAAAAAATTAGGGTCAAAAACATAAGAATGGCTCAACCGTGGGGATAGTCAGGAATATATTATTTTTTGGTTACAAATTATTTAATCAAATTGTAAAATATCTAAATCTTTTGTTGGTATGATAAAAATAAAACTAAAAAAACAGTATGCTATAATAATACCATAATCAACGAGGGAGGTATAAAGCATGGCAGAAAAAAACATCTATTTTGTTAATGATGAAACAGAATTAAAACAAGTGTTAGAATTTATTGACAAAACTGATTATGGTATTAACATTGACAAAACACGTGAAGATGTTTATGCAGTCGTGACTTCTTATAGCCTACCTATTTAAGAGGATAGAAATGAAGAAAATTTTAGCTATTGATTTCAGTACCGCTAGTAAGAAAGGCGAGGGTACAGGGTACGCTTTTAGAAAAGACGGTCAAGTTTATGTTGGTTCTATTAAAGCATATAACCCTAAAAAGACCGCTTGGGAACGTACCTTTGACATCGTAAACGCAATTAAAGATATTATTGATGAGTTTGATTTGAAAGGTTATCATCTAGCCATTGAAACTCCTATTATGGGAAGAAACAGAAAACACAGTATTACATTGGCTAATTGTAACGGTTATTTTATCGGTGCTATTGACGGTCTAGTAAATGGCTATACTTTTATTGATAACTCAAAATGGTGTAGCTATCATCTTATTTCAGGCAAACGAGAACAACGCAAAGAAGAAAGTCTTGAACTTTTAAAAGCCACAGGCTTGGTTGATTCTAATTGCAAAGATGACAACATCGCAGACGCTTACAACATCTTGACATATTGTGAACACTTGGGTTAATTGTTCCCTTATAAAAAACAATAATCAAAAATGGGGGGTGGTAATATCAAAATATCTCAAAACGGTTTGAACTTAATCAAAGAGTTCGAGGGTTGCCGATTGACTGCTTATAAACCAGTACCGTGGGAAAAGATGTACACTATCGGTTGGGGACATTACGGTGTCACGGCAGGTACAACTTGGACACAAGCTCAAGCAGATAGTCAGCTAGAAATTGACATAAATAATAAGTATGCACCTATGGTTGACGCTTATGTAAAAGGCAAAGCAAATCAAAATGAGTTTGACGCTTTGGTTTCATTGGCTTATAATTGCGGTAATGTTTTCGTTGCTGACGGTTGGGCAGAGTTCAGTCATGCCTATTGTGCTTCAATGATACCGAAGTATCGTAATGCAGGCGGTCAAGTGTTACAAGGTTTAGTACGACGCAGACAGGCAGAACTTGACTTATTTAATAAACTAATTTTTAGTAGTTCAAACCAAAATATTCAAACAGGAGGAATGATTAAAATGTACCTTATTAAAGGACTAGACAATTCAGGTAAAGTTAAACATTGGTATGTTTCGGACGGTGTAAGTGTTCGCCACATTCGTACAATTCGCATGTTGGAAAACTATCAAAACAAATGGGCTAAACTTAACTTGCCAGTTGACACAATGTTTATTGCAGAAATCGAAAAAGAGTTCGGACGCAAAATTGACATGGCTTCAGGAGAAGTAAAATAGGAGGAGTGAATGAGCTTATTTAATCTATCACGCAGAGCGGAAGATGTGAGCTTTTCAACTTTCACAGTCCAAGACCCTACAACTGATTTGTTACTAGGTAAGTTATTGGGCTTAGTTTCCTATTTTGATAATGTTGATTATTCAGAAGCGTCCAAACTAGAGGACTTATTCTTTTGGGCTTTACAAGGTCAAGAAGTATATCGTGTTTGGTATGGTGGTTTCAAGTATTACGCTCAAAGAGTGAACGCAGACCAGTTTAACATTTTGGTTAGAGAACCAAATCGCAGACAGGTCACTATTAGAACAAGCGACTATGAAATGCTATTAAACCCTTTCTATGGTGCTAACCCTCAACGGTTTGGGGTAATGTTTGGAATGGCTAGTAATGGAATTGGTAGACGTCTTGATTCTCAAGCTCAAATCAAAATCTATTGGAAAACTAAAGTTTCTAGCGGTTTGAAAGAAGTTTGGGACAGAATTAGAGAACGTCTGACACAACAACAACAACTTGCCAGAGAGTTCAATGGTGTATCAGTCATTGGTTCAGATGATGACATCAAACAGATTCAGCCAGATTATAGCGGTTCACTACAAAATGACGCAAACCTTGCAATTGAAATTGCTTTGAGTGAGTACGGTATGCCAAGAGAATTGCTTTATGGACAAAGTAATGAGGTTACTATCATCGCTTTCGCAATTCAAAAAGTGTTACCACTATTAAAACAACACGATAAGAACATAGTTTTCAATCAAGAGAATTTTGTGGCTTATATATCAACAACCGCCAAAGGAGGAAAAATTGAAAGTAAAAGCAGTTCGAGGGATAGCGAACCCCTTGGGAACGATTGATTCACACGGTACTGTTATTGAGTCTATTGCCAACGCAGGCGACGGAGTAGATATCTTAAACCGTCATAGAGAAAAAATCGGTTCAGGGTTCGTACATCTTGAGGGGGATAATGTAATCTTGACAGGTTACGTTGATGAAGAACAGTACACGCCTGAAAAGATTGAGGAAACAGGGCTTTCAGTTGGTTTTAATGCTAACGGTGTAAAAGCTCGTGAAATTGACGGAGTAGGCTATTACAAAGATGTTACAATTACGGAGGTGTCACTTACTCCGTTACCAAGTAATAAAGGTGCTAAAGTGACAAAAGTAAGAGAAGAAGAAAAAGGAGAACAAAAACAAATGGGTGCAAACGAAACACAAGAAATCATGAAGCAAGCAATTGAAGCAGGTGTAAAAGTTCGAGAACTTGAAGCTAAAGTAGAAGAGCTTAACAAAGAACGTGAAGAACTCAAAAAGGAACGTGAAGCGTCTATCCCTAGCGAAAAACCTCAAGACGTAGAGCGTAAATTTATGCGTGAACTTGGGGACAAAATGGCTGAAATGCCAGAACAAGGTTTCTTGCGTGAATTTGCTAATGGTGCAGATTTGAACGTAGTCAACTCTCTAGGGTCTATCACATCTAAATATGCACGTAAGTCAGGTATCTATGACGGTGCTATGAAAGCACGCTTCCAAGGTTTGACACTTGCAGAGGACGGTGTAGATGATACATTTATCTCTGGTACTTTTAAAGCAGGTACAGACAAAAACAAAGCTCAAACAGCCACAAAACGTTCACTACGTCCACAAATGGCAGAAGCATACCTACAAATGGACAAAGCAACTGTTCGAGGTGTAAATGATTCAGGTGCATTATCTGAATATGTAATGTCTGAAATGGTAAACCGTGTTATTCAAAAAGTGGAATACAACATGATTCTTGGTTCTGCTGACGGTTCTAATGGTTTCTATGGTTTGAAAACTGCCACAGACGGTTGGACAAAACAAATTGAGTACACAGACTTGTTTGAGGGTATTACTGACGCAGTTGCTGAATGCTCAATTTCTGACGCAATCACAATCGTTATGAGTCCACAAACTTTTGCAGAGTTGCGTAAAGCTAAAGGAACAGACGGACACTCACGATTCAACGAACTTGCGACAAAGGCTCAAATTGCTCAATCGTTTGGGGCTGTTAATCTTGAAACACGTGTCTGGATGCCTAAAGACGAAGTAGCGGTTTACAATCACGATGAGTACGTTCTTATCGGAGATTTGAATGTAGAAAACCACAACGACTTTGACTTACGTTATAACGTTGAACAATGGCTTTCTGAAACTCTTGTGGGTGGTTCTATTCGTGGTAAAAACCGTTCAGCATACCTAAAAAAAAAGGCTAGTGGACTAGGAGTTTAAAGAGGTAAAAAATAAGAAAGGGAGTAAATAATGGCTGAATTTAATATTACAGACCGTTATGCTCAACAAATCGAGAATGTGACAAATGGGGGGGAGATTGGAGATAAGTTCCCTCTCTTGTCGCGTATCCCTAAAGTTGGGGCTGATTTGTTGCAGTCGGTTGATTTAACAGGCTTTCCTGAAGCTAAAGAGCAAGGGCAAACAGATAGCGTGTTAAGCGTAAATGAAACGAGTTATAAAATCTTCACACCTCGTGGCTTTGGTTTTGGTATTAATCTTTCTGATTCAGGAAATTTAACTGCTGACGGTGTACAAAGTGCATTGAATACAGTACTATATACTTTGTATCAAACAATTGAAAGCCATTTAATTTGGGGCGGAGTTCATAGATCAATCGCTTCAAGTTCAATCGTTGGGGCGGTTAAACAGAAAGCAAGTGCAGATAAGTTTTCACAATCAGGCGACGATGTTCTTTTTGTAAAAGAAAATGATTTCACACCAGTTGTTAATGGAGTTACAAAAATTGAAACTTTGAGCTTTAAGCACTATAATGACGGAGGGGATAACACTTTTGACAAGGTGCTTATTAACCCTTACAAGGGCATTCTAGCAGGGGACTTAGTACCAGAATTTAATGTGACTAAAGACGTTCGTCATAATAAAGTACAAGTATATGGTACTATTACCGTTTGTGGTGGTTTCCTCAAAGACGGTGCTATTAAAGTTTGGAAGTAGTAGGAGGATAAAAATAAATGGCATATACATCAAAAAATGAATTAACCCACGGTCTAGGGTATGGGGTAGTATTCACAGACCTTACAGGGTCAAAAACAGGTATTCCAATCGCAGGCTTGCGTGGTATTGAAACAGATAGCAAACAAGAAAACAAAAACTTCTATGCAGGTTTTAACGCTCCTTATCGTACAATCGCAGGTGCTAAAGATACACAAATTAAAGTTAAGTCTTATGACTTGCCAGACGACTTTGCAACTCACGCTTTAGGGTTTGGAAGTGTTCAAGGGTTCTTGACTGATGACGTGGCAAATTATAAGCCTTATGGTTTTGCTTATGCAGAGCGTTACCGTGACGATGACGGAACAGGGTATAAAGCAACATTCTATCCAAGTGTTCAGGCTACCACACCAAGCGACACGGCAGAAGCTGACGAAGAAAGTCCAACAGGTAAAGAGTACGAACACGAGGCAACTGTTACAACTGGAGATTTTACACTAGGGGATAAGAAACGCTTGTTTGTAAAATTTAAAGTGTCTGATACAGAACTAGCAACTGGAACAAGTGGCAAAGCATTGGCATTTAAAAAGTTGTTCACAGACCTCAAACCGCTCACAGCTACTGACATCAAAGCGTAATTTTTAAGAGTGGAGGGCTTGGAATTAATAGTTCCCACTCTTTTATTTTAATTTATGAGGAGAATAGAAAAATGAAGAAAGAAGATTTTAAATTTGACTTTAAAGCATTAGAACGCATGGAAGATAATGGCATTTACTTCGGAGATTTGAACGAACGAGATTATCACAGTTTGGCATTATTCTTTTGGGCTTGTTCGCCACAATATACACTTGACGAAATTCTTGGGGCTTTAATTGGTGGACTTTTACCTGTTACTGTTGCCGAACTTATGGAACAACTGGTAGACGAAACAAAAAAAGCAATAGCACTAGCAGAGAAGAAATAAGGGACGACGCAAGAATTACAACACTTGCAATTGTTAGTGCTATGACGGCTTTTAGAGTTCCTTATGAAGTATATAGCCATAGACCTTTAGGGTGGACACTAAAACTAATTTCAACGTTGACACCTAAAGAGAAGAAGAAAACAACCGCAGAAGAATTAAACAAAGCAGAGCATGTGGAGGTAAAATTATGGCAACCACCAAGCAAGTCACAGGACTAGAAAAGTTCACAGAGAAACAACTGAAAAAAGTCTGGTTAGAAATGGCTGACGCTTTTAACTCTAATCAGAATACAGTAAAACGCAGTTATAAAAGTTCATTAGGTGGCGACTTTTCAGGATATCGTGCTAAATTTGACACCAAGAAAATTACCAAACAAGTTACTAGGTCATACGGTTCGCTTAAAAGTGGTAACATTGGTATTATTAACGGTTTTAAAGCTAAAGATGAAAGTTGGAGAATGCTGAACGTCTTGCTTCATGACCGCCACTTACATCAACGTTATGGACAAACACTAATTAAAGCTACTCACGAAATGGACGACAAAACTAAAACTATTAAGCGTAAATTAAGGAGTATAACAAACAATGGCTAAAGAAAAATATGTCATTCAGGCAGAACTGGACACTAAGGGTGTTTTAAGTAGTGCTAGGGAAGCTCAAAGAGAAATTAATAATATCGGTCGCCTAGCTAGAGAAACGAACAAAAATGCACAAATAACTGGTTCTGTGACTATGAAAGACAAAGGTATTAAAGAAACTCAAAGAGCTTTAAACCTTGCTAAACAGAACGTAGATAATTTAACAAAAGCACTTGCAAACGCAAAAATGTCAGGTGCTACACAAAAACAAGTGCAGGCATTAGAAAGTCAACTAGTTAAAGCACAAACTCAAGCAACAAGACTAAGCACAGAACTTTCAAAGATTGGTTCAAGTAAGGGGTTCAGCTTATCAGGTGCGTTTGATAGCGTCAAAAGTTACGGTTCTAACATGCTTTCGACTTTCTCTAAAATTGGGAACGTAGTGAGTGGAGTTAATGCAGGAATTGGGCTTGTTACTGGTGCGGTTTCAACTGCTACTGGTTATATTGGCAGTTTTGCTAACAACTTGATGACTACTTATGACCGTCAAATTCAAGCACAAAAGAGCTTATCAGCTACTTTGGCAGACGGTGCAGAGGGTTACAAAAAATTTAATTCATACATTGATTCAGGTAGTGAACTTCTAAAATCACAACGTAATGACCTGAACGAGTTAGGGTCTACCATTTCAGGTTATACTAGTCTAACAGGCGACCAAGCATTTAAAATTGTTAATTCAATTAATGCCGTAGGGGACAGTCTAGGTCTGACAATGGACACACAAAAACAATTCTCTTATGGTTTGGCTCAAGCGTTGGGTTCAGGAACTTTGCACGCTCAAGACTTCAACCAAATCATGCAATCAGCTTTGGGTGCACAGTTCCGTGATATGCTTATCCAAGCGTACAACGAAATTAATCATACTAGCATAGGCATGGGAGAGTTCAAGCAAGCTATGGAAAATGGTGCAATCGGTACAGATGTAATGAACCGAGCTTTAGAACTGTTTCAACAGAAAGGGAATGAATTAGTTGCTTCTGGACCTAGTACATGGGGACAAATTAGAGAAATGATTTCTAACGGTTTCAATACAAGTGCTTTGGACGGTTTCCGTAAAGGTTTAGGAGATACAGGCATTGACATGGGTAACTTAGGAAACAATGCCACAACAATGGCAAGCACTATCGGTAGTCAGTTAGGTCAAATGGCAGGTAAAGCAGTTGGTGCATTAACACAAATCATTGACAAGAACCATGACGGTAAAGTGTCACAAGATGAAATGAAAGACGCAGTTAATGACGCAAAACAAGCAGTCAACAACTTCTTTAACAAAATCAATTACACTTCTATTGGTAGTTTCTTAGGTAAAGTTAGTTCAGCCGTTAGTTCATTAAGAGATTTGTACAATTGGGCTAATAACGCTTATAGTGCCGTCCAAAGTGCTTTGAGCCTTTCACGTAGCGTTGGGGGTAATACTGGTTTACTTGGTAAAGCATTAGGGTTCAGAAAGAACAGTACATGGGGCGATATCTTTAGTGATTTTCATTGGCTAACAAGTAACATTGACCCTCTAGGAATTAAAGAGCCTACCTCACTAGGTCAAAAAATTCTAGGTTCAAGAAATGGACAGTTACCATTAGACTTACAATTTTTTGCAGGTGGTCGTGAAGCAATCGGTAGAGCAGTTAATGCGGTCCAACCTTATGCACGAGCAACAAAAGGAACAACCGCAACACCAAGCATTGGAACACAAGACAATTCACAACAAGACATAAAAATTTACGTACAATCTAGTGCGGACGGTCGTAGAATTGCGAACGAAATTTATAACAAACTAGAAAGAAATGGGGTAAAACTAAACAAGCGTTGATTTATACTAAAAGTAAGCTATACAATAACCCTAAGTGGATAAAAAAGGCACGTGAAGAAAAGAACAGGGTAGGACATTGTGAGAAGTGTTGGAGTACAGAACACTTAATTTGTCATCACGTTATCCCACTACAATGGAACAATGACATGTTAGAGGTCAATGACTTTGACAAAGAAGTAATAAACGTACCAACCGAAGTTCTTTGCCATAAATGCCACCAAGGAAAGGAACGAAGCGGAGATTTGATTGACTACGCAAGAATTATAGCGGAGGGCTTAATGTAAGGAGATATAAAAAAATGAGTTTAATTCAAGACTGGATAGGACAAAGCAAGGATAATGGCGAAATGATTAAGCTACTAAAGAAAAAAGTGGCTAAAATCGAGCATGAAATAGACTACAAAAAGGCGGATAAAATCTTTAACTTCATTGAGGAGTTTATGACTTTGCCTAATAACGAACGTTTTAAAATCATACCATATCACAAGGCTGTGCTTACTTTGATGTATTGCACTCCTTACCAAATTGATGAATTTGTTGTTATTGTAGGACGTTCAAATGCCAAATCTATTCTTGATGTAATGATAGCCTTAATTGAACTCTTTTTGTTTCCTAAGCCTAATAGCGTCATCGCTTTAATGGCTACTAAAAAAGACCAAGCAGAAAAAATATTGATGAAGCACTTTAGAGCTATGGGAAACTGTCAAGGCACTATCATTAATAAGTTTAAAAATCAATTCAAGCTGAATAAAGAGCAAATCATCGTAAAAGATAACTCAATTCTAAAAAGCAAAGGTACAGAGATTTCTATCTATGCAAGTAACGAGGACACGCTAGACGGTGGACGTGAACAACTTGTAATAATAGATGAATTTGGTGCATTTAAAAAGAACCCTCTTATCACTATTAGACAGGGGCTAAGAAAAAATAAGGGTACGCTTTTTATTTCAACCACAAACAACGTTATTCGTGGCGGTGCTTATGATGATGAGCTTGAAAGTTGGAAAGAATGGGTAAAAGACGACGATTTCAGTCATTGGGTTTTCTATTATGCTTTAGACGATTACGACGAAGTAAAAGACAGTTCTAAATACATTAAAGCAAACCCCGCTTTAGGTTACACTTTAACACTTGAGGACATTCAAAAGGACTTTATAGGGGCAATCGGCAACCCTGTTAAAATGGCTAAGATTATCACTAAACGCTTTAACTTATCAATGACTGACAGCACTACAATCTTTACAAAACAAATTGTAGATAAGTGTCTAGTACCGCCATTAGACTTTGAGGGTCGTTTAGTTGCTATTGGTTCAGATTTTTCAGTACGTGGCGACGTTTGGGGTACTGTTATAGGTTACAGAGAAAACGGACACTATTATTTTAAAGCTATCCCTATCATGCCAGAGAGTGCAGAAGATAAATTTAAACACTTAGGGGAAACAATAACACACGAGGGCATTAATAACATGTCAGATGAAGCGTGGGACGCTTTTATGAGTGCTATGAATGGTAGTGTTCCTATTGCGTTGAATTATGACCCTAACTATGCCAAGAATTTCATTGATAAATTTGAACAAACTTATGATATTGAATTTTATAACAAAGTAATGCAGAACAGTTTTAAGCTATCTAATACCCTAGAAGCCACTCAAAAGCTCATGGAGGAAGGTAAAATACATTTTGATAGTAAATTACTAGCGGTGCATTTAATGAACGCAGAAACGAAAATAAACGATTTTGGGCTAATGCGTATTATTAAAAAGGGCTATACAGATAAGATTGATTTGGCTGACGCTTTAATTAACTTGATGTGGTGGTTCTTAGAAAGCGAAGAAAGTGAGGACTATTTTATTTAATGGCTATGACAGAAGAAGAAAATAAAAAAATGCTAGAAGCGTTAAAGACCCTAGCTTTTGGAGGAAAAGAAACAAAGACAGTTATCCAATACAAAAACAACGCAAACGGACGAAAGACAGAAACAGGGCGAACAGTTACAGAAGTCAACAAACTGCCAGACCGTTCGGCATTGTTGAAATTAATGGAGATTGAGGGAGTTTATATTGACGCAAATGTAAAACTCAAACAACAAAAAGTGGACGAAGTAAGCACAGAAAAGGAACTAGTGGACTTAGTGGAGGGCTTGGCGATTGAATAAGGCATATACTTGGAACGAAAAAACAGGGCTAGACTTTTGTAGAGAGTTGCCACAATGGAACTTGTTGACACGTTCTAACCTTAGATTTTTAAAGGGCGATACATCAGAGGACCCAGACAAATTTGACGTTGGCTATTACCACAAACTAAACGATTTAAGCGAAGTAGACAGAACTAGCCAGTTCCCTAGTGATTGGCATAGACCTTATAGCTTAGGAATTAGAATTTACAACCCTAAAAACGCTAGTGGAACATGGGGGTGGAATTATTGGACACATTGGGAAAAATTACCAGTAAAGCCTAACCTCACACAAGGCAAAAAAATGGGTGTTTCAATTCGTTTAACTAACTTTGGTAGAAAACCATTAGACTTTCATTTAAAACTCTTATACGGCAATTCTGTGGCTTCTGTTGGTACTTATACAGTTGAACCTTGGCAATATTTTTTTGTTAGTGAATTAGTTACGCTACAAAACACAGAAACGGCTGAAAAGTTAGGTTTGAGGGTTGAACTAGATAGCACAGGACAAGAGGAACAAATCGGCTTGTTTTTCCCTAAAATTGAAATGGACAAGATAACACCATACGTCACAACGGAAGATGAGTACAACTATTTTAAAAGCCAAGACATGGCAGATTCAAGACCAGTATACACAGGCTATTCTGATTCAGATAGTAACGATTTTAAAGATTACGTTTGGGGCGGACAGTTGAACGATGAAAACTATGAGCTATTTGGCGGAGATACAAAACAGAATGCGGTATGGTGCTATTGTCGTCCTCTTAATCAACGTGTATTGATTGGAATTGATTCTGATATGTATACAAACGCAAGTGGTAGAACAGTTAATTTTCACGTTTTAAACGGTTCTAAGAGCGTGTTTGACATGACAGGGAACACTTTATACCCAGAGCAATTTCAAGACGCTAGACAGGCTTTTGACAGCGTTGGGAATGATTGGGCAACAATACAAGAACCGTTGTATGTGGTAGACCAAAACACGGCAATTGACCCAGTAGCAGGAGAAATGGCGAACGTAGTAATCGAGGGTTACCACTATCAACAAGCAAGCCAAGGTTATAAAGTTGATGAAGTAGTTCGTTCAGCAATTTTAAACGTTGGTTACTCTTTAGGTTCTTACTATGTGAATGAAGATTCAGGCAAAGAAGTCGGTGTCATGCGTTCAAGGGTTGGTATAACACCTCCGCAAGTGTTTGGAGAGCCAAGTTATAGCGGTATGAACGACTGGATGACTACATACGGACTACCAAACGGACTAATCATGCGACCTTGGAGAGTTAGAATGGTAGACACAGAAACGAACCTCAAAGCAATCAAGGGTATTTCAATCGGTTGGAATGTTTCTCTGTTCCAAAAATATCTAGCAACAGACCACATGAGTGAGGACTGGTTCAGAGGGTACGACAACAAACGAACTAAGGCAATTCCAGACCGTGTTCTGTTCATCAATGACAAACAAAAAAGAGCGTGGCTTTATAAGTACAACCCTACAAAAAGAGCTTGGGAACGTTCGGTAGAATACATAATTCCAGCTTCAAATACGGCACTCTTGAAATATTGGACTATTATTCCAAAGGACGGTGCAATGAATGGTCACATAGTTTTCACAGACAAAACTAACGCTTCAATGCTTCAAAACATTCGCCCTAACTGGTTAGATTATGACGAGTCCACTCCTAAAGTGCAGTACGATGAAGTTAAGTATAACCCTCAAATGTTTACTAACTTGTACAATACACGCTATCAATGGTGGGGAATTAAAGACGAAAACCCACAAAATCAGTCTTATGGTCCTTGTGTTCCTTATGAAATGGACTTTATGACAGGACTATGCAAATTAGAAAGGATATATGAATAAAATGTTTTCATGGTTAAACTTTGAAGAGTTACTGATTCATAACCCTATTGAGCTTATTAACCCTAGTAAGGACACAATAAGTGTTGCTATGAATAAAAAGCAATATATTGAATTTTTCAGTAACAAATACACCTATAACGGTCTATATTATGACGAAGAAATGGACTTCTGTCTTTTCTATTATGCTGACCCTTTACAGAGTGTAAAAGACGGAGATGTGTACGCTCAAGGGTACATAGATGTTGAAATGAAGATATACCGTGTAAAATGGTTGTGTAACGTTTCTATTAGTCGTTTCAATTATAACTTTAACTTGCTAGAGGGTACTAAAGATTTTAGTGGTAATTGGGACAGAACAGGAGGGTGGACAGATGACGGAACTTATAAAGGTCTAGTCGTCAAGAAGAAAACCACTCAATGGAACGGAATAAATAAGAAATTTACTGCACCTAAAGACGGAGTTTATACCTTTTCAGCTTATATTAAGGCGTCAGGTGCTACAACATCTATTACTAGATATAGTAATATAAACGGAGTAGGAAAGACTGAATGGTTAAAAGATTCTTTGGGAAATAATTTTGACTGGTTGAGAGATACGGTCACAATATCTTTAAAAGCTGGTCAAACAGCATTGTTTAGGTATGAAATAGCTAGTAACAACGCAGACGCTATTTTGTGGACATGTGGACATAAATGGGAACATGGTTCGGTTGCCACTCAATACATGCCAAGTGAAAGCGAAGCGACAAGCGTTGACTTTCCTAAGTGGAACGTTTCAAAGACTGAAATGGTAGTAAACCCTAAAACTAAAGCAATTACAACCGTTTTGAACGGTGCTTTAGCTAAATGTACAAAAGACAAAAACATCACAGGTTGGCAGAACCCACTACTAACGGAAATTATAAATATAGACAACCGCAGTATTCTTTAGACATCGGTGCAGATGACTTTATTATCAGCGGTTTCGGTTTGAGAGGTTTGAAAAATGGATAGTTATTTAAACGGAAGAAAAGTAGATGTATTAAACCCTTTAGACTTAATTGGAGTAGGTCGCCATAAGTTAGAAATACAAGTAGACAAGAAGAATTATTGGAACATGTTCAAAGAGCAAATAATCATTCCAACACCACCAAACAACGGTGTCAATAACTTGTTTAGGGGTGGAGAGGTTTTGCCTAGTGAGGTTTATAACGATAACTGGTACAAAACATGGGCTTTCTATGCTTTTGGAGGTCAAAGCACCGTAGAACGTAAAAGCGACTTATACCCTCAAATGACTTATTTCAAGTTCGCAAATGCCACAGGTATTGCTGACATTGTTTCAAATCAGTTTGAAAGAGAAGTAGAACTAAAACCAAATACTAGATACACTTGGCAATTCAACGCTAGAAAAATAAAAGGGGATATGCTTACTTATTTTGGTGCAGGTGGTAGTATCTTAGCAGATAACACTAAAGATGTAACAATAGACGGAGAAACAGGTATAAAACTAGGTACAGACTTAGCTTATAACTGGAGTAATAAAGCAGTCACAGACGGTTGGGAATTACATTATATTTCTTTTACTACTGCTTCAACGTTTCCAACATCTAAAACATTTCGCTTTAGAATGAATGCAGGTAGTGAATGGCATGTAAAAAATATCCAAATCACAGAGGGCGAAGGACCTAAACCGTTCCAACTTTCAGAAGCAGACAGATACAAGTATACACAGTACCAAATGGACAAAGGACACAGAGAAATTTATCCTAACTTTGGCTTTTATTATAGCGAAGAGTATGATTTCTGTTGTGCTTATAAAGTCAATATCCATTCAGGTTTTGAAACTGTTGATTTTAACCCTGTTGAACAGAGTTATACAATTAGATGTGAGGTTGAAAACTTTGCTCAAATATTAAACCCAGTTAAAGAGTATTATATCAAAGTACCAAGCAATTGCACTTTTGATAATAGCATACTAATGAACCCTACAACAGAAAGAGGAGGTAATTACTTACTAGAATGTAAAGCTAAAGGTTTGCACTTACAAGTGTTTGAACAAGCTGACGGAGATTATAGCAGAAGTCAGAATAGAAAGGTATATGCTAACATGTACGAGAACTTGAACGCTAAAATGTGGAACGTTTTTGGTGGTTATGTATATACAGGAGAACTACAAACATATCAATTAGAAAACTAATAATAAAGGAGAAGAGAGATGATGATTGAAACATTGAGAGCGATTGGCTTAGTTGTATTTATGCAGTTACTTAGTTTAGCACTAGAGTTTATAGACACAGGTACTTTAAAACCTAGTGTTAGAAAACGTATAGCAGTAGAGTTAATTGTCCTATCTGTTTATGTATCAGGTATGACAGTCTTTAAAGGTATGATTAGTGATGAACTAATAACACTAATTGGAACTGTATACTTAACAGTAGTAGTTAGTCATCTGTATAAGTTCTTAACTAATAAGAAAGAAGAAATAGAGGGAGGAGATAAAGAAGAATAGTATAGTAGTAGTATAGTACTAGTGTATATAGTATGATAGTATAGCATGGCAAACGTTACAAAAATAAATTTGTAGCTTTGTTGTGCTTTTTTTATTTTAAATTTTTGTTTGAGTTTAAAGGGGGTGTGATATAAAGGGGGTGGGTTTTCTATCAAGCCTAACTC